GCTGTGGTCGTACCCTTGACGCTGAAATCCGCTGACCATCCGATGACTTCGCCATCATCAACGTCAACCTCCAACGAAAAAGAATCAACCACTGCATCCAGCGTATAACTTTGGGTAGCGTCAAGATTCAGGGCCAATCCCGTAATCGCATCTCCGGGAGTCACCTGCATGGACCCGTTCCACTTGCCTTCCATAGACCCCGTGACATCCTTCGTTCCTGCCACCCTCTTCTTGTATCCCGCCGTATCCGAACTTGCGTATGCCGAATTGTTTGACGTGATATTCAAGCTCCAGCTTGTAATCTCCGCATAGGAGCCAACCGACCCATCTTTTCCAGAAATAGTTGCCATTCTCACACCTCTTTTTTATTTTTTAGTAAGGAATCCTGTTTGTCGCTTGACAACAATGCCAGTCTTAGCTCCACGCTCCATTGATAGAAAACTCAGCAGACCATCCGACCACTTCGCCATCATCAACATCAACCTCAACCGAGAAACTGTCAATCACTGCCGGGACTGTAAATGACCCAGTATTCGCTACTAATGACAACGAAACTTCTGCACCAACGGTGTATGGGGCAGTGCCATCCCATTTGCCTTCGATAGAACCGCTGCCGTCTTTCACCCCGACAACCCGGTCTTTGTATCCGTTTGTAGATGAGCTGCCCCATGCCGAATTATTCGACGTAGGATTAAAGCTCCACGACGTAATTTGAGTGACACTATTAACTGTGCCGCCCGTCCCTGAATAAACTGCCATTTCGTTTTCTCCTGTGGTTAATTGGACCGTGCGACGATAGCGATATCATACTCGATATCACCACCACTTGCTAAAATCTTCAACACGTGATTTGACAAATTGTTTACTGCATACGCCGGTTCTGCTGGCGTAAATGCCATAAATGCCCCGCCCGGTCTCACCACCACCTCTGATGAGTCGTCTCCGTTAAATAAAGTGTTCCATGTATTTCCTGAACCTGCGCCACCAACCAGCACATCCCCCGTACTGCCCGCACTGCTGGTAACCAGCAGCATTACTATGCTCGATATGCTCCACGTCAACCCTAGTGTATCCCGCCCTGCACCCGCGCCGACATCCATTGTTCCTAGATCGTACAAATCCACATTCTCATGATTCCCATCTGTCAGCACTCTCCCTTTCGATAGCAGCCATCGGTCTGCCTGATCTGCCAGCACCCCGGTCGCCAACTGATCATTGAATACAAAATTGCTCGCATGCTTCACCTCTTCGCTGCCAGCTAATGTGTTCTTGTATTCATATGTCAGCCGAATCGCCAACTCGCTTAATGCTAGTTCTCTCGCCATCCTATGCTCCACTCGGATTGTATGGTTTTGATCGCAATACTTTGTAAATCAAAACCCATTGCCAGATTTCATCTTCCAGCCTTTGCGGTATCTCATTGCTCAGTCGAACCTGCAATACGTCACCCTCACCAACTCCCAAACTTAAATCCGCATAGTCGTATGCTGCCCTGACGGTCTTTGACGCTGCCCCTAATGTCGACATATTATCATCGTATAACGACAACTGGAATTCAATCTCAGTAATCTCTGTTCCTGACGATGACGAGCTGTTCATTTTGGCTCGTGGCACATTGCTCACGATATCGTATACACAATACGGAAATGCCGTTCCCTCCGGTGCGAGACTCAGCCACAATCCTCCGGTTACTGTGCTATCCAGCGAATTGCTCGACCAATTTGTAAATATCCCCTCCATCACGTCATGCGCTGACATTAACTGTCCTCCAGACCTGATGGTGATTCACCTGTCCACGGCGAGCGATACACAGCACCTGACCGTGCCATCTGTGCCATTCGACTTCGCCTATTCAGCACTTTCCGAATAAACATATGACTCATTTCCGGGTCTCGCTCCAGTACCTCTATTGCCACACCAATCGCCGCATCTCGACACCCTTCCGGCCATTCATACTCATCCACATACTTTTCGGCTGCGACTCGGATATCCTGAATTTCCATGATGCCCCTAACTAACTAAACAGACTTCGAATCACCGGGAGCATCTCGTTGAATGTCGGTCGAATAAACGGTCTGGCTGCGACCTCCGGGCTTCCCAGCTCCAGCCTCAATGCGTAATCCACATGCGCCCCAACCGCCACCGCTTCATCTTTCTCCATCCCAACCTGAATGCTCTGCTGCAACTTGCCCGTATCTTTGTGCGGCATTTCTCCCGGTGCCGATGGTCCGAATCTCCGGGTTGAAATGTTGATGTTCTTTTTCATCTTCGTGGCAATCATGTCACCCGCTAATCGGAGACGTAATCCGACCTGCGCCTGTATGATCTTACCGGCGATGATCTGATAGGATACAACCTTGACCGCTGGAGTTGCCATCTTGCCCTGTATCCTTCCCGGTCGCACACGCGACACAAACCACGTCCAATGAAATCAAATCGCTCCTGCGGACTCCTGTAGCCTCTGGGAGCATTATACGTTATCCGGGTGCCCGCTGATGTACCTAGCAACAACCGCCCATCCCCTGCCAAGATTCTGCATATCAATTTCCCCGGCAAACAGATAGACCTTGCTGTCGTATACAATTCTTCTTTTAGAGTCCATCGCCGGGTCTTCAGAGAAAAAGATTTTCGTATCGGCTTCAATCCCTGCTCGCTGAAATTCCAATGTCTCTTTTGAACCTAACGGAACCACCCTTGCCGATGTCGGTGCCCCATCCACCGTCGCCCATGTGGTCTCCATTGCACCGGCTGAACCTTGCGATCTTGTCTTTTCCTGTATCGTGACTGTGTGGATACTTGTCAGTTGGGCGAGTGTCATCGTGCCATTGCCCCCCGAAATGACCTGAACTCCTGCAACATCCGCATAACCTGCGATGGCAACGAACCCCGCGAATACCCCATTCGCTCCGCTGCTCCAGATGCTACCGTATAGCTGTACTCTCCCAGCGACTCCGAAACCATCGGACCCGCTGTCAATCCCGCCGATCCAGTTGCCCCATTCAACACCGCTTGTTTATACAGATGTGCGACCGTCATCATAGCTGCCATCTGGATGTCAGACGCATCTACGTCGCCCCCCGTACCTGCCAGCTCATCACTGGAATAACCGGCGGTATACACCACCTTAATTGTGCCCTCTTGCGTCGGCCAATTTGCCCCGACACGAACCAACTTGCCGGACCTTGACAATCCTGCCTGTTCGTAATCCAGATAGAATTGTGTGCCTCGCGTCAGCTCAGTCGATGCCGCGAATGCTCCTGACGCCTGACCGAACCTCGCATCGTAGTCCTCGAAAATCTGCGGGTCTGATGACACCCCTGTCGCATTGCTGTCCCTGACCGGAAGATTCTTGATAGTCAAATAGTTGTTCGCCTGATGCCCACTCATGAACACCGCACGATTCCCACTGACATCAACCAGCACATCCCTGTCCGCTGACCTCCGCGAATTGGGATAGAACTCAGTATGCTCCTGCTGCTCTGGATCGTATCGCAGAAACTTCTTGACCTCTCGCTCTGCATAGGGACGAATCGTCGTCAGCAGGGATGGCAACGTAGACAATCCAAGATACGCCTGACATTCAGCATCAGTTGTTATTGCCATTGTCTACCTCCGTCACCTGTGGGACCGATATCTCTGGATTTGCTGCTCTCAAATCAAGAACCCACTCCCGCATATCTAAATAGTTCCAATGGTTTGTGGCTGCTTGCTCTAACGCATACAGCCGCTTTTCGACACCACCCATTCTCGCGGACTGCTCTTCAAATTTGACATCTATGTGATTCCGCTGTTGCAGGAACTTTTCATTCAGCCAATGCTGCAAGAATAAACACGTCGTCACTATCCCTATAACCATGCCTAACGGCATTAGTGTCTGCTTCGTTATTTGGGTCACTCGCTTAGAATCCATTCCATGTCACCCTTTCGTAATCACCCCCGGACGATTGCCTGTCCCGCCACAAACCAAACATGGTTTGCCTGTGCATTTTGTTGCACCACCCTGATGACTAGATAAACCACCCCCTCTCTCTTGGCTCCTAGTGACGCATAGGCACGTCGATTGCTTCCGCCCCTCGCGATGGATCGCAACCGGTTTCATCTTTTCCCTCATCACGTCTCCTGAAAAAAATGGGGTGTGGCGTTATGACGGCGGGCGACTCACGCCACACCCCCCATCAGCAACAGGGGGCGACTGCTGCCAATGGTTTACGATTCAATCTTTTCTGTCCTTCGTGTTTTTGCTGATACGACTGGCGTCGGGTCGCCCGCATACTCATCCTCCGTCCACACCGCATCAATCTCTGCCCCGGTATCCCAAAACGATTTACGAATCCTTCCCCGAATCTGCTCGCGTATCTCTTTCTCGTCCGGAAGATTGCCAACAACCATTCGAGCTTGTTCGCCATCCACTGCACGCCGCATCCAGTATACCAATGTCTTAAATTCGTCGTCAGTTAGCTCCCGCTCAACGCGGTCTGCTGGTCGACTCTGGACGGAGAATACTCCCAGCAAAACCCGGTTTGCATCCTCCACGATAGCGCGATTCTCAGCGTCCGCTAATGGGTCTCTAACGATTAGTTTCTTTGCCTCCGGGTCAAACCCTACGATCATTCCCGGCAACTCTGGCATCTGGTTCATGCCCTGTGCGGATGTCATTCCACGCAACGATATCGCTGCCGGACTCCATCGCCCTCGCAATACCTGCTGTGTGGGATTGAACAGAACATTGCTGTTCGTATCCGTCGCCATTTCAATCTCTGTGTAAATCAAGTTCATCCTCTTGCCCCTTTGTGAAACGAATTTGTGAAATAAGCCAGCCGCCGCCATGCGACGACTGGCTCGGATTTCACCAGTTTATCAGGCCACCGCCCTGATACCAACCTCTAGATTAACTCTGGAAATCGGTCGATTTAGCTGCTGCTCCAGCCTGTTCAAGCTGACCACCGAACCGCATGCGGACGACGACCAATTTGAGATTCTTCTGTGCCAACTCTTTTCCACCAGATTCGACTCGGACATTAAGACCGAGACGACGATACATCCGGTAGTATCGGAGATTGGCGAAGAATGCAGAACCGTTGGCGACATCATTCTGAATCTTGTAGTCATGACCCAGAAGTGCATAGTCGCCATGCGTATTCGTTTCCATGCCGAATACGCGACGGACATCACCTGAACCAACCGCGATAGCTCGCGCTCGCTTGTAGGTGGTATCGTTCGCACAAAACACCGTTCTTGCACGATCACCAGCAGTCCGGAACTCCTTGTTAATGGAGAACATCATTGCTTCGTAATCGTCCACTGTCGGTGGACCTGTCGCACTATTGGTCGTACTGACCGCTGTGGCGGAACTGCTCAGAATACCTTGCGGCTCTGTCGTTCCGTCACCATTTGCAATCTGGTTGTCAAGCCATTCAAGAGCTTTCTCACCATATCGCTGTGCGACCAATGAACCGATATTGACTGGCGAATCTTCTTCGAAGTCCATCCCGATTTCCATTGCTCCAACAGCATTGAAAATCGTAGTGTCAAACGCTGACACATAAGAAGATGTGTCGAACAGGCCAATGGCTGTCCCTTCGGCTGTCCCACTTGTGAAAGTCGGATTGCCCAATGACATCCCTTCAACCCTGCGACCTCTCGCAATCGGAACCACATTCACCAGCGGAAACAGCTCACCATGCAGGACCGGCGTGAGAATCACCGCATCGTCAAAGACGATTGGTGCGGCTTCCGTACCGCCGGATGTGCTGTCGTCTATCAGACCCTTGATTTCAAATTCTGATAGTTTCCGGCCATCGACTTTCGTAGCACCTGAACCCTCTGTGCCGGTGCCGCCAATGATCCCTGTCCATGCCATCTTATGCATTGCATGCTGCATAAGCTGATTGTCATGGTCTGTCATTCGCAACGCACGCGGGACATTCGCGCTGCCTGAACTATTCAAGCACCATTTGAAATACGCACCCGCAACAGCTTTGTCAAGCTGGGACGGATTGTCCAATGTGCGACCGAAAATCTCAGCTTGCTGACCCGCACGGACATGCTTATCAGGACAAATAGCTGCTGATTTCGCATCGCTGTACTGCTCTTCTGCACCAACCACACGAACATTCGAGGTTGGCGTAGATGCCATCATCTTCTGTCCTTCGGATGGTTGCATCTGTGCCTTCGTTGGAACGACTGCCCGCGACTTCTCAAGCGAATCGACTTTCGCCGATAGGCCGTTGATAGCCTTCAGCAACTCAGCAGCCACCGCTTTATCCGCTGGCTCCTCAACTGCTTCAACAATCGTTTCGGTTTCTACAGCAACCGCTGCAACTTCTTTTTCATCAACTACTGACTCATCCTTTGCGGACAATTCTGCCAGCTTCGCAACAGTAAGCACGCCTTCATCAAGAGCTTTGATAGCAGCAGCTTTGAAATCCCCATCGGAGGCATCCGTAGCAACTGCACAATTCTCGACTAGCCATGCTCGCAATTGAGGCGTCAACTCCATAACTCTTCTCCTCATTTCGAGACGTAAATGGCGGCATGGCTTACGGCATATGCCACCGACAAAACACTTCGGTTCTTATCTATACATTTCCATCAACGCTTTTCTCAAATCCGTAAGCGATGCGTCAATGATCTTTCTTGTTCGTGAAAGGATTGCAACGTCATTGACATCACTATCCAATAGCTTCGCACACAATGCAGATGTGATATCTTCCAAACTGCGACCCGACAACTTGACCGGCTCCTGCATAGCACCCTTGCAAACGCACCCATCTGCCTTCTCTGGATTGCAATCGTCTTCCGTGACCCCTGTGTCGTCTGACTGGAATGGCTCCGGACGACGCTCTGAGACGCCCTTATCGCTGTCTCCGATGATACCCGATCCCTGAAACTGCATCCGGCGACTATCGTGCATCTTCGCTGCCCACTGCTTGACGATTGGGTCTTCAAACTTATTGCGTGAGTACATAGTAATCACCGCATCTGTATTTGCCGGAACACTCACCAGCGACTCTTCCATCACTTCGAATTTCCGCACGTCGAATCCCGGTGCCGGTATCTCCACTTCTGGCTTCTTTTCCGTGGCATCTTCTGGCTCCAGCATGGAGAATTCCAACGGTCGAAACCCGTGACTGATGCGAAGCATCCCAGCTTCAACCATCTTCGCTGCGTCCTGTGATAACGATCCCACGTCAATCAACGCACTCAATACCACCAATCCCTTTTCGCTGTGGTTCATCACTCGCAGCATTCTGCCAATCGGCTGAACCTGCACATGCTGCCACAACAATGGCATGGACGGGTCTACAACCGCTCCAGCAGTCCGTAGAATGTCGCCATCCCGGTCTTTCCGTGCTGTGGTCACGACATTTTCAAAGACCATGAGCGTGCCCTTGGGCACGTCCACATCGCCCTTTGCT